GATTTAGGTAGAGATATAGTTGAGATGGGTGCAGGTAAAATAGAAGGCATACCCGGTATAGCAAAAGGTTTTACAGACACAGTGGCTGCTAACATAGGAAATTATTTAACTAGATCTTATAGAGCTTTTGGTTCTGACAAAGACACCTACATGGAAACTTTATACAACACTCCTGCTGGAAGAGAAGTTATAGACAAAGCAAAAGTATTTATTAATCAAGTGCTTACAAGAGAAGGTCAAGGTCTTGGAGATATTATTGATGGTAAGTTTGTGCCAAGAAATAATCAAACTGCAAGAATGATGGATGACGAAATAAATAAAGTATTAGCAGGTAACGTAGGATATGAGCAAGCTGGAAAAGGTAATGTAGTTAGAAACACTTCCATAGACACTGGCATAACTCAATCACGTCAAAATATTCCTAAACCAATACGTGAACTATTAGGTGAAATAAAAAATCCAACAGAAGCTTTTTTAGAAACAGGTGCAAAACTATCTAAACTTTTGGGTGAGGCTAAATATATAGATCGTCTTAAACAAACTGGAAAAGGTAAATATTTTTTTGACAAACCAACTTTTGCTGAAGGTGGAGTTGCATTTAACAAAGCTTTAAATCTTGGAGGAGAAACTGTCTACACAACAGAAAGGCTAGCAAAAACTATTTCAGATCAATTTAATCCTCAAGAAACTCTTGGAGGTGCTCTTGGATCTATTTACAAAGTTTCTTTTTTACCATTTAAAGCGTTAACTCAAGAAGCAAAAACAACGCTCAATCCTTTTACACATATAAGAAACGTAATTAGTGCTGTGTCTTTTACTGGTATTAACGGAAATTTTTTTCAAAATCCAATAAGAGTCGTTGATGAATTTTCAGAAGCTTACGACATAGTAAGAGGTCAGACTAAAAGTCAAATAGAATCTGATCTTGGAAAACAATTATTTAAAGATAAGAAAAGTTTAAATCAAATTGAAAAATATATTAACAGTGTTCAAGAACTACAAGGAAGAGGTGTTGTTAATACCAATGCTAACTTGGGAGATTTAAGATCAATGTTAAATGAAATATCATCAGGTGCGCACAATTTAACCTATGAAGGACAAATGAATACTTTGTTTGGAAGACTAGGTCAAAAAGCAGCCAAGGGTTTAGTTGGTGACACACAAGGAGTTATTTCAAAAGGAAGGAGTATAGCAAGAGGTTTATATCAAGCAGAGGATGACTTTTTTAAAATACAAAATTATTTTGCAGAACAAAATAAACTTCATGATGCATTTGATGATTTATATAAAACAGATGTAAATAGATTCGTGGCTCAATATGGAGAGGAAGCTACTAAATATGGACAATTAAAAGACGATTTGTTCACAAGAAAAGGTTATGATGAATTCATAAAAAACAAAGCTGCAGATACAGTAAGAAACAACATACCTAACTATGATTATGTTGGTAGTTTTGTTAGAGGACTTCGTTTTTCTCCTATAGGTAACTTTGTTTCATTTCCTGCAGAAATAATTAGAACAGGGATTAACACTGCGAAACAAGCTTTTAGAGAAATACAAGACGATAATCTTAGATCAATTGGTCTTAAAAGATTAGCTGGATTAGGAGTGTTTGGTGTTGGCATGGGTGAAGGTGCTGTTCTTGCAGGACAATTAGCTTATGGTGTTTCAAATAAAACATTAAACTCTTTGAAAGAATATTTACCTGATTGGTCAAAAAATTCTAATATTGTGCCAATTAAAAATAAAGATGGAGAGTTACATTTTATAGATTTTTCTCACAGTAATGCTTATGATTTATTAACTAGACCTATGAGAGCGGCTCTTGCAGAATATGGTAGAGCATCGGAAGAACAAGGATTAAAAGCAATTGATGATGCTGGGTTTGCGGCAGTAAAAGAATTAGCACAACCATTTTTTTCCGAGGCTATACTTACCGAGTGGTTACTAGATGTTACGGCAAGAGACGGTCAAAAGAAAAGTGGTGCTAGAATATGGAATCCATCTGACTCTGGTACAGAAAAATTTTTTAAGGGAACTATAGAATTATTTAGTAGAGGAGCTCCTCTTGGATATCCTCAGTTAAAAAGAATATATGCATCTGGTATAGGCACTCCAGACAAATATGGAAGAACTTTTGATTTTAGTAGTGAACTTGCGGGAATATTTGGTTTTAGAATACAAAATCCTTTTATAGAACGAGGGTTAAATTTTAAAATAAAAGAAAATCAAGACGCAAAAACTAATGCAAATAGAGAATTAAGTGTGGTATTTCAAAGTGGTGCAACCGTAGAAGACATTGTAAAAGCTCTTGATAAAGCAAATGAAGTAAAATTTAAAGCAGATCAAGCTTTGTTTAAAGATATAGAAGCAGCTAAAAATTTAGGACTACCAGATAATATTATACGTAAACAAGTATTTAGAAGACTAGGTAATAGAGAAGCTGGTTTTATTATGGACAACAGGTTTTCACCTTTACGTTTAACAAGAGGTCAGATAGATGCTATAGTAAAAAATGCTAGAATAGCAGGTCTGCCTAATCCAATGCCTAGTTTAGCGCCTTTGACTACTGGGATATTTCAAAAGTATCTAAATAGAAACTTCTACGAAGATCCAGATAGTTTATTTGAAAGACCTTTAGATGTGTTCGAAGACAGACAACAACCTATTGTTATACCTGAAGATCCTATAGATAAACCTGCCCCTGTAGCGCCTAGCGCACCTAGTGGTAGTGGTAATCAACTATTAGACGCTCTTAATATTGATATATCCTCTGCAGGAACCGGCACATTATCGCCAACAGATAGATCTCAACTTGCCAAAAGCGGAGATATTGATATAACAGAAACACTAGCAAGGAGAACATAATGCCACCACCAAGACGTAGAACTAGAAGAAGACCTTCAAAAGGAGGAACTGGTGGAGCTAGAGGAAGCTTTCTTGCCAGAACATCAGGTGGTACTAAAAGACCGAAAGGCAAAGTAGCGTCAGGTGGTACTAGCACAGGCAGAGAATCAGGTATTGCTGCTAGTCAAAAAACAAACAAAATTAAAAGTTTAGAACAAAGTGTTGGTAGTCTTGATAGACGAATTAATGAGGCTTTAGAGGCTGGTGATACAAGTACAGCAAAAGATCTTCGATCAAGATTAAATAAATTTACCACACAGTTAGGTGATGAAAGAGCAAAACAAATAGATGGCGGTGTTGCAAGAACTCGTGATGGAAGCATAATTAGAACAAGTAGTGGTCGCCCTGTTCTTACCAGTAGTGGTCTAGCTGCATTTCGAGATACAAAAGATAAAGACTTTTTAGATCCCACAAGAAATCTTATTAATAGATTTCCAGAACAGTATGGACAAATGTATCCTATAACTGATCAATTAAGACAAGGATTACCAGGAATTAGAATTGCTAAGGAATTTCTTGGCATGAAAGATAAACAACAAAAATTAACAGAACAAGATTTACCTGGCATAAGATATCCTTTAGATAGAGAGTTTGGTGCAGGAGAGGGTGAACCAAAAGACCCGATGAACATAGCTGACCTTTCCTTTATACCAGAAACTACTTTTGGTCCTATGATTGATTACGAAGACCCTAATATAATTATGGCGGGACAAGAACCAGAGTCTATGGTGGAGCCTTCAATATCATTTAATTTTGATGCCGCTTTACCCAATCAGTTTCCAATAATAGATCCTAATAAAAGGACTGATGAAAGTAATAAAATGGCTGATATCATTGATTCAGGAGTACAAGATTTTGCCACTTTAGATGAAGAGTTTCAAAGAGAAAACAAAGAGAATGAGTTAAGTAACTTAATAGCAGCGGAGGATCAAATGAATAGAACAGGAGAAATTTTACAAGGATCGGGGTACAATTTAAATCAAGATATAATTAATGATTTATTTGCTCAAGGTCTTTTAGATCAAGGAACCAATTACTTTCCTAATCCAGGAATAGGAACCAGTCCTCTGGTAGATCAAGCTTTAGCGAGTTATTATCAATCACTACAATAATGAAGAAGAAAACAAAACAAGATAAAAAGATAAGTAAAGTCATGCGTGAATTTAAAAAAGGTAAACTACCTATCGGTAAATCTAAAAAGAAAGTTAAGTCTAGAAAGCAAGCTATTGCTATTGCTTTAAGAGAGGCTGGAGTTAAAAGAAAATGAACCTGTCAATGCGTGATTGGATATGGATTATGGGTATTGTAGCTGGTATTGCTACAACATACGGTATGATGTCATCACGGGTCTCGGCTCTTGAATCAAAAATAAAAGACATAGATATGTTGCGTATTGATGCAAGGCTCTCGGTTATTGAGATACAAGTAATAGAGATAAACGAGAAGTTAGATAAACTTATAAATTAAGTATTACTTTTGGGAATATATTTAAACATTTTTGTTTCTATACAATGCATATCATAGCTGAATAGTTGATATCCTTGTTTTACAGCAAAATCTTCTACCCACGCACCTTTAGCTTCTTTTTTCATCAAACAATCTTGCTTACCAAAAGTAAGTTCAGCCATGTGTCTAATTGTAGGCAGGTCTGGTGAAGTAAAAAATATTATTAATAACCAAACTTTAATCATTCTTATAGAAGTAGCATTTTCCTTCTTCAGTTACCATGAGTAATTTGACGCCCATTTTTTTCTGTTGTTCACTTGGCATTCTTCGTATCTTATGTCCTGCATGGGTGCCTGTCTTTCGTATGCTTTCACTTTTGATATCTATTTTAATGATGTCTCCATTATCATTCATAGCAATCACGTCACACGGCCCAAGGCCACTGATGTTATTAAATACGTAGTAATTATTTTCGGTCAACCATAATATGGCTTTTGTGTGGTTTATAAAACCTTTCTTATGTTTCTTATCCAACTTCACCCCAAGAAGGACCCATCTCACAATCTATTTTTGAGGGAACTCTTAAAGGAATTGTATTCTCCATAATCTCAATAACTTTTTTCTTTTGATCTTCACTATATACAGAGATATCCAATTCATCATGAACTTGTATTAAAGGTGTAATACCCTCCTTAAAAATATCTATCATCGCCTTTTTAGTTTGATCTGCTGCAGATCCTTGTATCAAGCGGTTTAACGCTCTATATGTAAAAGCACGGCGTATTCTATTAATACCTCCATGTTCAGCCTCTGCTTGTTCTTTTGGCAATGGCTTGTGAATTCCGTATGTGGCTGGTTCCCATAAATCAAAACGACATTTACGACCTAATAATGTTCTAATAAATCCTTTGTCCCCAGCTCTTCTTTGTGTTCCCTCCGTTAATACTTTTACAAACGGAACTGTTTCATGATACTTTTTAAAAACTTCTTGAGCATCATCCATATCTAATCCTAATTGAGAACTAAGTTTACCTTTACCCATGCCATACATCATACCAAGATTAATTGTTTTAGCAACTTTACGATCTATGTCTGCCATGTCAGCTACTATCTGATGAAAGTCAGTGTCCTTTCTGTTGTTGTAATCATTCAATAATTTTTCTACAGTTCCAACATCCCAAGTAGTTGACTCACTAACGAGAGCACCATAGTGAATAAGAATTCTAGGTTCCTGTTGCGAGTAATCAAAACAACCCCACTGCTCCCCTTTTTCTGGTATAAAAAGTTCTCTTATCTTTGGACCAATATCTTTATTACGAGCTGGCATTTGTTGTAGATTAGGATTCTGCATACTTAATCTTCCTGATATGGTTCCACCAGTTTCAGATCTTAATTGATTTACATCTGCATGTATGCGACCACGATGAGAATGTTTTAAAATAGAATCTACAAATGTTGTTCTTGCTTTATTTAATTCTCTTGCTTTCACTATATTCTGTGCAAACTCATGAGAATGTGTTGCTAAAAAGTTTTTGTCAAAGCTTGGTAATCCTGTTGGTGTTTTGTTATATTTTATTTTAAGTTTATCAAAAGCTTTTGCAATTGATGTTGGTGCTAAAATCTCAAGTTCAAAACCACAAGTCTTATTTAACTTTTGTAGTATTTCTTTTTCTGCTTTCTCAAAATCTTTTTTAATTCTTTCTGCTTTATCTGTGTCAATGCAAACTCCTTTCTTTTTCATTGCAAATAAAACATGAAAAAGTTCTGACTCCACATTAAATATTTCTGTTAACTCTTGTTTAACTATTTCTCTTTGTAAAACTTTCCATAGTTTTAATGTTACTGCAGCATCTTGTTCTGCATAAGGTCCAACATACATAGGTGGTAATCTCCACATCTCACTCTTTGCATCTACACCCCATTCTTTAGCTGCTTCATACAATAAAGTTTCTGATTTTGTTTCACCCACATATTCTTTTGATAAATCTCTAAGAGTATAATTGAATCTGTTTTCATTTATTAATGGTGCAGCTATTAAAGTATCTATTATTTTACCATGAACTTTTAAATCCATAGCATCTAACCATCCAACGTCATACATGGCGTTATGAAATATTTTATCACATGGTAATTCTAAAATAGGTTTAAGTGCATTAACAAAAACCTTTTCATCTAAGTTGTGTCCTCCCTCATGTGCGATTGGAAAGTATCCTTCCCAACCATCCACGGCTAAAGCAACACCAATAACTCTTCCTTTTTTTATAGCCCATCCAGGTCCAGTTCCAGAATTTAAACCATCATCTTTTGTTTCTAAATCAATCGCTATTTCTCTTGCTTCTCTAAGATCTGGGATTACTTCTGGAGGTATCCACTCACTTGGAGTTTGAAAAAACGAGGGTTGACTCATTCGGTTCGCTCATTTATCTCCGCTGCTATCGCTGAATAAGCTGCCAAATCTATGTAGCTATCTTGTTTACGTGCATGCATTAGTCTCGCCACTTTAACTAAAGCCATGCACATCGCTGCATCGTGAGGTGTAATTTTTTTGCGGAGGAAAATTGACCATAATGCAGCAATGTTCTCATGATTAGTAAGTTTATCACCATACTCTTTTTGACGATCCCCTTTAACTAATTCTTTTGCTTCTTCTAATATATTTTCACAAATCATAATAACTCTCCAAACTCTCTGTTTGTTTTACTTTCAATGATATGTAATGATTTTTTTGCTCTCGTTGCTCCAACGTAAAACACTCTCCTTTCATCATCCCTTTTTGTAGAAACGCTAAGATCAGCCTTTCTTGGTAAGTCTGTTAGTAACATAACATTATCCGCTTCGCCACCCTTTGATGCATGAATTGTAGAAATTTTTATATTTTTCGATGTGTTAAGAGTAGATCTACGTAAAGCTGCGCTTACATATTGTTGCATTGATTCTGGTATATTATCTAATGCAACGTTCCATTCGCTATTAATATCTACATTTAATCCGTAATTTGTAACTAAAGATTCATAGTTGTAATTTATCTCTTCATCAATTGTTTTAACTTTTTCTTTAAAACCATGTTCAATATTTCCATTACCACTTATGTAATAATAAATATCCTTAACTGTTTGTGCATCTATCTCTGATTCTTTTAATTTATTCCATCCTTCAACAGCTCTAATCAAACGATCAGAAATAGAGGATCTATTTTTAAATGTATAAAATAATCCTTCGCTTTTTAAATGATCCATTACTTCATCTAACATGTAATTTGTTCTAGCTAAAATTAACCACTCACCATTTGTTAAGTCAATGTGATTATTAAATCTTAATCGATGACGCATGACTGATCCTTCGTCTTCTTTTGGATTCCAATCTTTTTGAACTCTATCATTTATTTTATTAATTAAGTCTCCAGCTACATGGTGCACGGCTCTCGGCACTCGGTAAGATTGTGTTAACACTTCTCTCTCACCACCAATTAATCCCAATCTTTTTGTATCTGCGCCTGCCCAATCAAATATTGCTTGGTCATCATCTCCTGCAATAAAAGCTCTTTTTGAATTACGAACTAGTATCTCAACCATTTGCCATTGTACAAAACTTAAATCTTGAGCTTCATCAACAATGACAACGTCAAAGCTAGGACAATTTTTTTGGTTATTAAATTCTATTATCATATCTGTAAAATCAAATAGGGCTCTGCTCTTTTTATATTTTTCTAAACCTTTCGCTATCTGTTGTAGTTTTGGCAAACCAAATTGTAAATGCTCTGTGCAGTTCATAAACTCATTTGATAGTGATACGTTTTTTATTTTTGCTTGATCAATTAATCTTAAGTACGGATCTTGAGGTGTGGTTACACCAAGATAATCAACTGACTTATTTGGATTAACTAATTTTTCTTGTAGAATATCAGACACCTCTTTGTAGTTACTATCTCCCATTACGTCATTGTTTGCTAATCCTAATAATAAAAAGGCCATGCTATGTAATGTTCTAAAATATTTTAAATCTTTTTTAGTAAGATCAAACTTTTGCATTGCTCTATCAACAGCTTCTCTTGCAGCTTTTTTAGTAAAAGCAAAATACCCTATCTTATCTGGAGCAGTTCCATTTTGTAATTCATGTTCAACTATATTTAATAAATGAGTTGTTTTTCCGGTGCCTGGTGGACCAAATATTATTTTAATTTTTTTGCTTTGACTGTCTTGTAATATCATCTTGTATCATCATTAAATTTAATTTTATCATCTTCAAATCATTCACTATCATTCGTTTTGTTAGCTTTGCTGATTTGTTTTCTGCCTTAGATACTAACTGCGCAGCTATACCTAAAGTTTCTTTAATTAGTTTTTCCATTCATTACCTCCAAAATTACTTTTCCGATGTAGTAGGGGATTTGTGGGACGAGGCTGTTTCCGAGACACTTAAGTCTGTCCACCCGCTTGGGTATCCCATGAGCCACTCTACCCACGTTGGGTTCAATGTCCCACCAGCCTTGGTGCTCAATGCTGTTCCCCCCTGCTTGTATTTCGTTTTCCTGTGATACACATCGTCCTGCACTGGTGTTGGCCACATTTCCACCGCTGCTGTAAGATTGTGTTTCACTGCCTCCTTTATTCCTTTTCTCTTTATCAATGTTTTTAATTTTTCCTGACCACTGGCTTTGGGTGTTGGCCACAGTCTTGGATCTCTCACTTGATCCGCTAATCTGATTTGTATCGATTGACCACTTGGTCTCTTTAGATGACCCTCGTCCAACGCTTTCTGAATTCCTGGTAGGTTCGATCCGCCCGCCATGTTGTCTGGCGTTCGCCATAATCCAGATTCTCTCTCTTTGGTGGTTGGCACCGATGCTCGAAGCTGAAATACTAAACGTCCTTGCGGAGTAACCTTCACTCTCCAAGTTCTCGAGTACGGTGTCGAGACCGAGTTTAATGTGTCCACTAACGTTTTCTCCAATAACCCAAGACGGTCTGAGCTCTTTGATAAGTCTAAACATTTCTGGCCAGAGGTGTCTCGGATCTTGCTCACCTTTTTGATTACCTGCGATAGAGAAAGGTTGGCAAG